CCTGCTGGTATTAACAGAGGTGGATTAAGCACAGTAGTAAGAGCTGAAAAGAAATTATCTCAAGCTAACCGCGATACTTTATACCAAAATAAAGTTAACCCAATTGCAACATTCCCTGGAAACGGAGTTGTAGTATATGGTCAGAAAACATTACAAACTAAAGCATCTGCACTTGATCGTGTGAATGTAAGAAGATTGTTAATTGCTCTTAAATCTTATATCTCTCAAGTTGCTCAAAACTTGGTGTTTGAACAAAACACAATAGCTACTCGTACTAGCTTCTTAAACCAAGTTAATCCATATTTGGAATCAGTTCAACAGAGACAAGGTTTATATGCCTTCAGAGTAGTAATGGATGATTCAAATAACACTCCTGATGTAATTGATAGAAATCAGTTAGTTGGTGCTATTTATTTACAACCAACCAAAACAGCTGAATTCATTTACTTGAACTTCAACATTTTACCAACTGGAGTTTCTTTTGAATAATTTTTTAAAGATAGAATATTTATAACAAAATAAAATAGATAAATAAAATGGCAGTATTAAATCCAAACGAAATATTTTTCACAGCCTTTGAACCAAAACAGGCAAACCGTTTCATCATGTATATAGACGGTATACCAGCGTATGAAATCAAAGGTGTTGGTGCAGTCACATTATCCCAAGGTACTGTTCCTTTAAACCATATAAACGTACAACGCTTTGTTAAAGGTAAAACAACATGGGGTACTATCCAATTCACATTGTTTGACCCTATTACTCCTTCAGGCGCTCAAGCAGTAATGGAATGGGTACGTTTACATCACGAATCAGTAACTGGTAGAGATGGTTACTCGGATTTCTACAAGAAAGATTTAACTTTTGATGTATTAGGTCCTGTGGGTGATATCGTATCAGAATGGATTATCAAAGGTGCTTTAATTACAGAAGCTAACTTTGGTGATTACAACTGGGATACTGTTGATACTGCTGTAAACATTACTATGACAGTTCAACCAGATTACTGTGTATTGAACTTCTAATCTAAAAAAGAAAATCATAAAAGAGCTCGCATTTTTTGCGAGCTTCTTTTTTTCTATAATATTTATAACAAAATAAGTTTATGAGCGAATTTAAGTTTCCAACAGAAGTTGTGGAGTTGCCTTCAAAAGGTCTAGTCTATCCAAGTGATCATTATTTAAGAAGCGGTAAAGTTGAAATGAAATACATGACCGCAAAAGAAGAAGACATTTTATCAAACCAAAACTATATCTCAAAAGGTATTGTTTTAGATAAATTAGTTGAATCTTTAACATTAGGAAAATTTGATGTTAAGGATTTAGTAACAGGAGATAAAAATGCTATTTTGATAGCATCTCGTATCTTAGGTTATGGTAAAGATTATTCTTTTTCTTATGGTGGTAAAGAATACAATGTTGATTTATCAAAATTAGAAAATAAATTTTTTGATGAATCTTTAATTACCCCAAAAGGAACCTTCAAATGTATTCTTCCTACCTCAAACACCGAAGTAGAATTCAAATTATTGACCGAAAAAGATGAAGAAAAAATAAAACAAGAAATTGAAGGCCTTAAAAAAATAAATAAAGAATCTTCAACAGATGTTACTACTCGCTTAAAAAATCAATTAGTTTCAATTGATGGAAACTCAGATAAGAATGCAATAAAAGATTTTGTTGACAATTATTTATTAGCCGCTGATTCAAGATATCTAAGAAACTATATTAAGACAGTTTCTCCGGATGTTGATTTAAGTACTAAAGTAACTGTTGATGGTGTTGAGGAGGACATCGACATTCCTATTAATCTAAACTTTTTTTGGCCTGACCTTAAATAATTCATCTGAATTTAGAATCTACCTATTTGGTCAAATTCACGAAATACTTTTTCACGGCCAAGGAGGTTATGATTATGATACAGTTTATAATATGCCTATTTGGTTAAGAAAGTTTACTTTCAACAAATTAAAAGAATATTACACTCCTAAAGACAATAAAAACGAGGATAGTTGGACACAAGGTAGTACAAAAGAGGAAGCAGCAAAAAATAAACAAGTTAAAGTACCAACATATGTAACGAAGGCATCTAAAAAATGATGCCTTCAAATATTTATTGATATATGGCTGATGAATTTAAAGGTATAGGTAATGAATCATTAAGAAATGTTGAGTCTATAAAAAGCTCAATGGAGGATATAGCCAAAGCTACCTCCAGAACTAACACCTTACTTGGTCAAACTGATCAACTTTTAAGTAGTTATAGAGCCCAATTTAACTCAATTAACTCATCAGCCAATAAATTTGCTCAATTACAAGATGAGGCTCAAAGAAGTGCTAAAGCAACTTCAAAAGCATTTGCCGAACAACAAAAACAATTATCAGTTGTTAGATCTCTTAATGCTCAAATTGACAATCTATATGATCAAATGCTTGAGGTTAGTGAAGATCAAGCAAAAGTTTTACTAAAACAAGTAGAAAATCTATCAGCAGCCAGAGATAATGCTAAAGGATTAGCAAACGAATTTGGTTCTTTAGCAGAAGACTCAGCAAAATTAGATAAATCAACAATGTGGTTTTCTGCCCTTTCAAAGGTAGCTGGTGATATTCCTGGATTAAGAAAATTAGCAGGTCCTTTTGAGGCGGCAGCAAAAGCTTCTAGAGAAACAGTATTAAATAATGCAAAAAATAATACAAACCAAAGTGCTGGTATAGCAGGTTTACAAGCTGGTTTTAAAGCTTTAGGTCCTATTATAAGTAGCGCTTTAGGTCCTTTAGCTATAATTACTACTATTATAAGTGCTTTTAAGGCTTTAATAGACATGATGTTTGAAGCCGATAAACAGGTTACAGAAATAGCAAAAAGTTTAAATGTAAGTAAAGAAGCAGCACGAGATGTAAGACAAAGATTCTTTGAAATCTCAGACACTGCTTCTTCTTTAGGTAAAATACAAGAAGGTAATCTTATTTTACAAAAAGACTTAGTTGAAACTCAATTACAATTAAACCAGTTACTAGGAATATCTGTTGATTTATCTCAAGAACAAAATGCTGAATTTGCTGTCCAATTAACAAATGCTAGGAAGTTTTTAAAATTAAGTGAAGATGAACAAAAAGGATTAGTAAGTTTATATTCAACTACGGGTAAGTCTATAGATGAAGTAAAAACTAGTATTTTAGGTACTACTAGATTAAGAAAAATTGAATCGGGTGTATTATTAGATGAACGAAAAATATTAAAAGATGTTTTAACCGCTAGTAATGCTATTAAATTATCTGTAAAAGGAGGGGCTGAAGGTTTAACTAAAGCAGCAATGGCTGCTGCCGAACTGGGTTCAGATCTAAAATCAGTAGAAAATATATCCAAAGGTCTTTTGAATTTTGAAGAATCCATTTCCTCAGAACTAGAAGCAGAATTATTACTTGGAAAAGATTTAAACCTTGAAACCGCAAGAAGAGCAGCTTTAAATGGAGATTTAGAAACAGTAGCAAAAGAAATTAATAATCAAGTAGGTTCTGCTGCTGACTTTACTAGAATGAACGTTATCCAACAAGAGGCTTTAGCTAAAGCAATGGGTACATCACGTGATGAACTAGCAGATATGTTAGTTCAACAAGAAAGTCTTAACAAACTAAAAGGTAGTTTCAATGCTTTAAGTAAAGAAACTCTTGCTACTCTTAAAACATCAGGTAAAATTGATGAAGCCACTTATAAAAATTTAGTATCGGGTAAAGCTGCCTCCACTGATTATTATGATGCTCTTAAACAAGCCGGAATGGCCCAAAAAGAAATTATTGAATTACTAGGAGATGAAGCAGCAATATCTTTAGAATCCCAATCAGCACAAGAAAAATTTAATGATGCTATGGATAAAGCAAAAGAAGTTTTTTCTTCCTTTGTTGATGGAGGATATTTAGATAGTCTAGCAGATACATTAGTAGAAGTAATTAAATTCCTCCAGGGATATACTGAAGGCGAAGAAAAAGCAGTAACAACAGCACGAGAACTAAAACAACAAGGAAATCTTTCAGAAGAAGAACAGAAAAAAGTTGATACTTTAAAGAAAGCAGCTACCGATGAAAAAGGATTTTTTGGGACTTATTTTACATATCTTACTGAAGGAGTTGCAGGTGCAGCGATACAAATGTATAAAAATATGGCTGCAGAAGAAGCCCAAACTCAATTAGAAACTATAAAATCAGAAAAAATCCAAATCCCAGCAAAAGATTTTGTTATAAAAACTCTTGAAGAAGATACAGTAGTAGCAGCTGGTGGTACTAATTTAGGAAGAACAGACGAAATGGTAGCTCTTCTTAAAGAATTAACAATGGTTATGAAACAAGGAGGCAACGTATATCTTGACCTACAAAAAGTTGGCACAACAACAGACCAAAGTACATACAAATTAAATTCTTAAATATTTATAACAAAATAAAACTATGAGCTCACTATTAGATAAATTACAAAAAGGCGGTTCTAATTTAACCGCTTTTGACGGAACAACTCCAAGAATCAATCCCGGAGCAACTAAACAATCTAAATTACACGCTTCAAATCAACAACCAGGATATTCTTTGGATGGTGCTTTTGCAGGGGAAGTTAATGCTGCTTATAATTCTTATTTAGATGGTGTTACTACTAACAAATTACCCCAACCATCTCAATTGGATTTAAATGGTAAAATCCCTGCAAACAATTACTTAAGTAATCCCCCAGAACAAGGAATTTCTCAAAGATTAGTTGATTTGACACCTCCTCGTTAATGCCTTTAATTAACCTACAAACTAATCTTAAGTCCCTTAAATATGGGAGAGACAGGTTTAATGGTGGAGATAGTGGACAACCCTATATCCAAACCAATATTCCTGATGAGATATCTCCTTATATTGGTACTACGGATTTTTTATTAAGAGGAGGATTTAGAGCAGTCCAAGATTCAGTTGTAGATGTTGCCCGTTTGGGTAAAATGTTTGCTAGTACTAAGTCTCCTAATGGAGTACTTTTTATTGCCAAACAACAATTATTATCTCGTACCGCTGTCCGTACTCAAACCAGTGGTATACTGAATGAAGGCGTCTATACACCATTATCTACTTTGGCTCAAGCCGGGCTAGTGGCTTTTGGAAACCATTTAAATAAACAAGGTATAGACCCGTTTGCAAATACAGGAGCTTTTTCTACAAATACAAATCTTTATCAAAATAAAGTAACCCCTTCCCAATTACCTGAAGATAATAGATTAGTAAGATTAGTAGGAGGAGTTATTTCTGGGGCACCTACAAAAATAAATGATATAACTTTAACATCCAATAGTCCTGTTGATATAATGACTTATGGAGGAGGACCTGGTTCTAATTTAGGTGTTGGACAAACAGCAATAAAATATTCTCCAATATCAAAAACCCTTTTAACATCAGCCCCAAAAAAGATTAACAATCTTCAAACCTATTCAGATGAAGGGCAAAATGAATGGACCTACAGTCCTGAATTAGTTGAACAACAACCAAGATCTATTATAGGATATGGTATTGCTTCTCCTAAAATCCAAGATTTTAGAAAAGTTATAAGAGAAAAATTAGGTGCAACAACCTCAGCTGGAAAAGCAGCAACAGATAGTGGAGCAACTCCTTTTTCTCCTGACTATAATACTAAAAACATTGAAAATAGAGTCCATTTAGGAGATCCTGGTCAACGTGCTGGAAAAAGCTATGCCAATTATGCAGATGGAATAGATTATAGTTCAATAACTATCCCCAAAATAGGATCATTCAACCCAGGCTTAGATAAAATAACCTCAGTACCAATTTACAGAAGTGAATTTGTAACTGATGATAATAATTTAAATGATTTAGTTAAATTTAGAATTGCTATTTTAGATAATAATGTATCCGATGGTAAAGTGTTTAAAATGTTTATGCATTTTAGAGCATTTTTAGGTCCAATGAGTGACTCTTATACAGCAGATTGGAATGCCTTCAAATACTTAGGAAGAGGAGAAAACTTCTATACTTACCAGGGCTTTACTAGACAAATTTCATTATCTTGGACGGTTGCTGCTCAATCAAAGCAGGAATTGATTCCAATGTATAAAAAACTAAATTATTTAGCTTCGTCTCTAACCCCTGATTATAGTCCTCAAGGTTATATGAGAGGTAATTTAGCACAACTAACTGTAGGAGGTTATATTTACGAACAACCTGGTATTATAACAGGATTAACTTATGATATACAAGAAGATACTCCTTGGGAATTAGGAATAAATACAGAAGGAACTGATGATGGTACAGTAAAAGAAATGCCCCATATAATAAGAGTTTCAGGATTTACATTTATCCCAATCCAAGATTTTGTAGCAAGAAAACAAGAATTAGCCTTTAATGATAAAAAATTAACCGATCGTATTGATGAAAATGATGTAGGATTTGTAACAACATATGGAAATCAAAGATTTATTTCTTTATCTAATGGGATTTCAATAGATAATAGTAACTATAATATTTACGATACAGCAGAACAAGCTAGAGCACAACAATCTCAAAATCAAATCAATCAACTTCAAGGAAGAGGATTATCAATTCCAACAAGAAATATAAACATATAGTAAATGAATAGATATCTAAACATTCCAAAAACAAAAATAAACGGAAAAGAAGTTTATGTAACTTCCCGTTATCCTGAGGTACCAATCACCTCAGATGATATCTATGTTTATACAGTTCAAGGAGATAGATTTGATGTTTTAGCTCAACAATATTATAAAGATAGTTCTTTATGGTGGATTATCTCTATTGCAAATACAGACAAATTACCTCAAAATTCTTTGGTAATTCCTGAAGGTTTACAAATAAGGATTCCTGCTTTTTATGCTGGGATAATAAATACTTTTAACCGAATAAATTCTTAATTATTATGTCAAGTAATATAGTTGGAGAAGGTTTTGACGACTACGTAATAGGTCAAATAAAAAAAAGACAGGATATTTTAGGAAAACCTCGTAAAGATTCTCGAGATTTAATATGGGAAAATTCTAGAACAGGTTTTGTAAAATTAATTTCCTCAGCAAATATAAGAGATTTAAATAGTTTTGATAGTAAATTTGCAACCTCAAGCCAATTAGCAGAACGATTTGTTTTATTTAATGGTACTGTTGATGAAATATCTACAAGACTTCCTGGTATAGAAACACTTCAAAGAGGAGGTATAGATCCTAAAAGTTTTGCCACTAATACAGGAGCATATGGGTTAGGAGGCACACAATGGGGATTTAACCCAATGCCCGGTATCACATCAGCCAACATAAAATCAGAAGCTAGAGGTTCTTTAAGAACAGCTACTATTACTGTAAAAGCAAATAATAGAGACCAGTTTGAGCTCATAAATACTTTATATTTAAGATTAGGTTATTTGATGTTGTTGGAATGGGGTCACAATTGCTATTATAAAAATGATGGTACTTTTATTGATGATACTAATGTTAGTTTAGCTGACCCTTTTATAACCGCAGCCTATTCTTATAATGGATTTTTAGAACAAATTAAACTAAGAAGAAAAGAAACAGATGGAAATTACGATGCCTTAGTAGGTAAAGTAGTAAATTTTAACTGGACTTTTAATAGAGATGGTTCTTATGATATAACTATTATATTAAGAAGTATAGGAGATGTAATTGAATCTTTAAAATCTAATATCCTTACACCTACAGTAACAGTTGAAGCACCAACTTCTAATACATCAGCAGCAGAACTTGCTTCTTTTCTTAATAGGACAACGGGTGCTAATATACCTGTACCTAAACTAACAGGAGTAGGAGAAAATACAGGTTTTAATGCCGTTGATCCTTATGATGAATATGGAAGAGTAACTTCAAATTCTATTATAGTTGCTTTTTCAAAAGCCCATTCTATAGGAGCTAAGTTTGCTGAAGTACAATTTGATTTTTTCACACAATATAATAAACAATCTCCAAACGAAAGTAATCCTAATGGAATGCAATCCTTACCTAGAAGTGGTGATGGTAAAGATTACATAGTTCAAGAATATGATAACAAACTTACTAACATGTATATTAGGTTTGGTAAATTTCTTGATTTATTAACAGACTTAGTTATTCCTACTGTTAAAGGAGGAGGTAAATTAGTATCTTTTGGTAATACATCAATTAATAATGATAGAGTTTTAGCCTATTCTCCTGGCCTCCAAATAAGTTCAGATCCTAGAATATGTACTTTTAAACGTGTAATAGGTGAATACACTCTTTCGGGAGAAGCTACAGATCCTTTTGTTACAAGAGGTAAAAACAATTACATTAAACTAATGAATGTTTATTTTAATTTTGTTTTTATATTAAAATTATTAGAGGATTTAAAAGACAAAGAAGGAAAAATATCATTGGTTGATTTATTGAATACTATGTGGGAAGGATATACTAAAGCCACAGGAAACTTTAATAAAATTACAGTAAGAATAGATGATGAAAACAACGAAATTATTTTTGTAGATGAAACAGCTTTACCTGATAGAGAAAGTTTGCTTTTAAATACAAACTATGCTAAATTTGATGTTTACGGATTTACAAATAATACCACCCCAGTAGGAGGAAGTTTTATAAGAGATATGCAACTCAAAACAGAAATTACTCCTCAATTAGCTACTATGATTACTGTTGGTTCAACAGCTAATGGTTATGTAACAGGTCAAGATGCTACCACATTATCTAGTTTAAATAGAGATACTTTCCCCAGAATTAGCACAGATCTTATAAGTCCTACAACCCCCTCTACAGAACCCGTAGACGCTAATATACCCACAGAAACTAAATATAGTGAAGCTCTTACTTCCTATGATAATTTTGTAAAAATCTTAGGTTCATACAATAATTCAACTTTACCTTCTTGGAATGAAGATGCATTTAATAATTTTACAAGCACTCAAACCCAATTATTAGAATACGAACAACAATACCAAACAAACCAAGCAAGAAAAACCGGTAAACCATATGCTGCTTCTCCAAACAATGGTTTCTTACCTTTTAATCTTTCCTTAACAATGGATGGACTCTCAGGTATGAAAATATATCAACGTTATACTATAAATTCTACTTTCTTACCTAAAATGTATTCTAATACAGTAGATTTTATTACAAAAAGTATTAACCATACAATTCAAAATAATACTTGGACAACAAATATTGAATCTATTGCTATTCCTAAATACCCCCAACCAAGTCCAAAAACTCAAGAAGTTAAAGGAGCTCCTCTATTGTCTGATATTCTTCCTGGATTAAATTCACCTATTTCTCATACTGATATAACTAAAGTAGGAAAATTAAGAAATTTAATAGTAGCAACAGCTAAAAAATATAATGGTATCACAGAAATTGGAAATACTACTGGTTTTAGACCAAATAATGCTGATTTTGAAAATAAAATAAGAGGTGTAGGATGGACTCCTTATGTGGGAGCTCACTGGTGTAACTGGTTTACAAATTTAGTTTGGAAAGAAGCATATAATGAATATGCCTTAACTAATACTTTAGTAAAACCAATAATTAATACGGTGTTTAATAATTTTACAGTATCATCAGGTAATACTCCTCCATTAACTTCTAATCCTATAAACACATTTAATGGTATGTCTAAGGTTAAAGGAACTAACTATACTATAAGATTTGTTAATGGAAAATCAGTCCCTAAACCAGGTGATATGATAATATATATCTCAGGCCACGTTGCTATATGTGCTGAAGTAAATGCCTCTACTAGAACTTATGGAAGAATAGACGGTAATTATGGAGATAATGGAAGTGGTAGAGTAGTTTATACACCAGCAGGAGCAGGTGGGAATACTACTCAATTAGATGCCTTTGGAGAAGCAATTCAAATTTTAGGATTTATTACTCCCCCTTATGCTGATGAAGATGACAAATCAACTTCTGTTTCATTACCACAAATATCTAGTTTAGTTCCTCTTAATAGACTAATTAATACTCAAATCCAAAACCAACAACAAACACCTCAAACAGGAATATTCCCTCCTGCACCTAACTCTAATCCCTTTCCCGCAAACCCCTTTACAGGACAATAATATAGAGTATGCCATATTTTCCCAAATCCCAAATAAAAACCAATTTATATACCTCAGGGGAAGAATTTTATATTATTAATACAACTACTTTTTATAAAGGATACTATTATAAATTAGGAAATGGAAAATATTATAGTGGAAAAACTCCATCAACTACATCCCCTTCCATTGAAATAATCCCTAAAAATCAATCCGAAAAATTCTCAGCTAATTCTTTTACTGGAGTACCATCTTATGAGGATAATACAACCTATGGTGTTTACCCTACTCAATTTCTTCCAACAGATTATCCAAAATTTGTTCCTGGTGCAACCAAACAAATCCCTGTTTATAATCCAAATATTCCCACTCCTGAAGATTATCAAATAGGGGAATTTAGAAGATATTTCTGTAAAAAAACCAATGAAATAAAATATACAGAAATAGATAAAAACACTTATAATTTATTAATTAACCAATCCCCAACAATAGAATATACTTTATTTATACCTTTTTATTTAGATTGGCAATTAACAGGAAACGAAGAACAAGTAGCTAGAGTCAATAAAAACAATGCTGAATTAACAGCCCAAAGATTAAAATTACCTGGGTTACTAGAGTATCTAAGATTCGATTTTACAAAATATTATAAGTAAATTTGGCAATTTAAAACCTTGATGTTATATTCATCTCAATCAAGGTTATGTTTTGGTTAATTGAAAAAGAAGAGCATTTAGATTATTTAAGGCAAAGGCCAATCCAAGAGGCATTTGTTGAAATAATCCCATACCACGATAACATACACCCTGCTTTAAACGATGTGTCTCTAGTGTATATTAGACCGTTTAATGACACGAAAGGTTATATGCTATGCGTTGACCA